CGTTCATGGTCTTGCATTCCCAGAGCGCGGGAACGGCGAGATCGAAGCCCTCGGGCGCCGCGGCGATGATGCCGTCGACATGGCCCCGGATGCGCCCACCCGCGACGGAAAAGCCGAACTGGCCGCCATCGGGCCGGTTCCCTTTCCGGGTGTAGAGATCAAAACCCGCGCCGCGCAGCCAGGCCACCGCCAGATCCTCAAGCGCATGGCCGATGGCGAAGATGCGCAGCAGCTGCCCGGAAAACTCCTGACCCTCGTCCTTCGGGGCGTGGGTGAATTCGAACTGCAGTGCGCGTTCGCAGGCATGTCCAAGGCGCGAGCCGCCGAGATAATCGCGGGGGGTGCTTGCGGCGTTTTCGGCGGCCAGCGCCGCATCGACAGCGGCGTTCACCTTCTCGGCGAAGTTGGGCCGGTGGTTGAAATCCAGCATCAGAAGGGGATCTCCGACTGGCTGGTGATCGCCCGCATCTCGGCGCGAAATGCCGCGACGGTGGTGACGATCAGGCGCTGCATGTCATTGGCCGTCAGGCTGGCGAGCGGGCGATCCCAGCCGATGCGCTCCATCTCGGGGCCAAGCGCGCGCATCACGGCGGGCAGTGCCTGCGTTTCCTCTTCGGTGAAATCGACCATGCTCAATCCTTTCAAGGCTTTTCGGGTGAAGGCCGCCTGGCAGCCCATGGAGCAGAACCAGCGGCGGGTACGGTGAGCCGGATCAGGAAACGGTCCGGGGGACCGGTTCCCCGGCGAACGGCGCGGCCGGTGGGGATCGAACCAGCCGAAGCCGCGGGTGCGGGATGTGCAGACGGCGCAGAGGATCGGATGCGGATGCCAGAGGCGATCACGGCCCGGTCGATCCAGAGCCAGTTCGGGCGGGGGTGCTATTTGCGCGACATCACTCATGCGGCCCGCCGCGTGTCGGGGGCGGCGGCCATGATCAGCTGCCGGATCGCCCGCTTATTGAAGGTGAAGGTCATCAGCGCCGAGGCATGATAGCGGGTCAGGCCGAAATCCTGGCGATAGGCGGGCGGCAGATATTGCAGCTGCTTTTCGGTGGCGGCCTGGTTCAGCCAGCCGCGCGTCTTGAAGGCGCTCTCATCAGTCTCGGCCTCGTTCAGCCAATCATCTGCTTGGGCGAGGCAGACGGTCCGCTCGCCGATGCCCAGCAGGCGGGGCGTCTGGCCACGCGCGCCGCCCACGGCATGCCAGCGGCCCTCCAGAAAGAAGATACCGCCCCAGGCGGTGAAGCCGTTGGCCATCAGCGCGTCATCGGCCCCGAAGAGATCGATCCAGGCGAAACTTGACCGCTTCAAGAGATCAATCTCCGTCATGATGAAGCCAGTCAGGCTGCCATCGGGGGCGGTGACACTTCTTGCCTCATCGTCGGGCTCAATCAGCACTTCGCCGCAGAGCGGGCATTCAGAGCAGGCCAGTGGAATGTCGGCCCCGCAGGCCGGGCAGACCTTGGTCGGGGCCTCGCCAATCTCGGTCTTGCCTTCGAGATCGACATCCTGTTCGAGCGATCCGTGGATCAGGCTCGATGTGCCGAAATCCAGCACAACGCAGTCGGTCTTGACGACGCCGGGATGTTCCTCGGGATCGATGGTGCGCAGCCCGCGCCCGACCATCTGGATCATGGTCGATTTGTAGGATGAGGGCCGCAGCAGCACGACACAGGCTGTCGGCGGGTGATCCCAGCCTTCGGTCAGCACCGCCACGTTGGTGATGACGCGGATTGCGCCGCGGGCAAAAGCGGCCAGAATGTTGCGGCGCTCATCAGAGGGCAGATCTCCATGGATGAGACCAGTTGGAATGCCAGCCGCGTTGAAGGCCTCGGCCACATGCATGGCATGGGCCACCGTCGAGCAGAACACGACCGTCTGGCGGTCGCCTGCCTTTTCCTTCCAGTGCTGGATCACCTCCTCGATGATCGGCGCGCGATCCATGATCTCGGCCACTTCGCCAATGTCGAAATCAGACGCCGTCTTGCGCACCGCGCGCAGCTTGTCCTGCACGCCGACATCGATGACGAAAGTGCGCGGTGGCACCAGATGGCCCGAGGCGATCAACTCGCCCAGACGCACCTGGTCCGCGACATTGTCGAACACCTCGCGCAGACCCTTCTTGTCACCCCGGTTCGGCGTGGCGGTGACCCCGAAGATCCGGGCGTCGGGGTTGGCACCCCGGACATGGTCGATGATGCGACGGTAGCTGGCCGCCACCGCGTGATGCGCCTCGTCGATCACCAGCAGATCAAGCTTCGGCATGGTAGCGAGATTGCCGGTCCGTGCCAGCGTCGGCACCATGGCGAAGGTCACCTGACCCGCCCATGACTTCCCGTTGGCATCGACCACCGACGTCGTCAGGCCCGGATTTACCCGGCCGAACTTGCCCCGGTTCTGATCCGTCAACTCGTCGCGGTGGGCCAGCACGCAGGCTTTGGCGGCGCTGTCGCCGATCACCTCCCCGGTGACCGCCGACAGCATGATCGTCTTGCCAGCACCCGTGGGCGCGATACCCAGCGTGTTGCCGTGGGCGTCAAGGGCTGCAAGGCTGCGCTCGACGAAGGTTTTCTGGCGGGGACGCAGTCGCATGATCGCTCCCCTTACTGCGCCCAGCTCGGCCGACCGGAAAAACCGGGGGTCGCACCGGTCACACCGGTCGCAGGGGTTTGAGACGGCTGCTGCCCAGGCGCGGGCGCGGTGTAGCCGGGGGCCGGGGCGGCGTAGCCCTGCTGCGGCGCGCCCGTTACCGGGGGCTGGCCGTAGCCCTGCGTCGGGGCGGCCCCGCCATGGCCCATGACCTGCGCATAGTCGCGGTGGCTGGGCGTGACGGCCGCGCGGATCTCGTTCTTGTCCTCGCCATTGGTGTCGGAACCGATGTCCATCCGGGCGATGAACTCGATCCCGTCCAGTTCGGCAAAGCCGCTGATCCGGCGTTTGGCCTGTGCCTGCGCTGAATTGTCCTTGTCATCGATGCCGCGCGCCGAATTCAGGATGCCCTTGATCAACCCGCGCCCGGCGTTGCCCCAATCGGGGCCCTTGGGGCTGTAGAGCCCGATCAGCGACCAGATCTTGCGCTTGGCGTAAGCGCCCTCGACCACGGTATATTCGGCGTCGAGATAGACAGCCCCGGTCGCGCCGCGCTTGGCATAACCGCCGGTCCAGCCCTGCGACGGATCATCGAAGCCGCCGGGGCGGATGGTCAGACGCACCTTGGCCAGCGTGCCTTTCGGGATGACGGTGCCGTTGCTTTGCGCGGAGTTGAAATCGTTCCAGAGTCCGGTCATCGGATTTTTTCCTTTCAGTTGACTTGGGAGGGAGTTGCGACGGCAGCGGCAGGCGGGCCTTCGACTGCGGCGGCATAGGTCAGGCGGGCTGCCGCGGGGCGCACGGAGCCATGGATCTTGGCCATCAGCCTGCCCAGATGCGGCACTTCGATCATGTCGAGCCGCCCGGAGCGGTCCTTGGCCGGAAATCCGAACGGGTTCAGCGTCTGGCAGACGAAGGCGCGCGCGGGCTGGCCATCGGCCCCGGAAATCTCGGCCATGGTGATCACCTGATCGACGATCCCGGGCAGTTCCAACCCGGTCTTGGAACCGTCGATCTGCGGCGAGAACACCTTGCGATTGAAGTCATCGAGCTTCTCGTCGAGGATGCCGACGAACCAGATGTTCTTGCCCCGTGTGTGCTGCAGATGTGTGAGCCAGGCGATCATCTCGCGGCCATGCAACCCGTAGGCACCCCGGACATCCGGCTTGCCGGTCTTTTCCGAAAACGCTTCGGGCTGGCCCTTGCACCACTGAAAGCAAAGCCGCCCGGCGACGGTGATCGAGTCGACGAAGATCGTCTCGTAGCGCTCAACGGCAGCCGGATCGCCGAACTTCTGGCAGACGGCGGCATGATGTGCGGGGCTGTAAGCCTGATCGTCGCGCAAGCTGGGGTTCGCACCGCCGATGAACACCGCGAAGTCGCGGCAATCCATCCAGGTGCGCGGCCGGATCGTGT